GCAACAATAACGATACCCTTTTCTATGATGACCTATGTTATTTGACATGGGAACAAACCAAAGAAAAATACTTGCCTCAAGTAGGTCGGTAATAATAGGTTATAAGCCTTGACAAGTTGATTAAACTCTGATAGGATTATACATAATTAAATGCGGTTGGTCCGAGACAGGTGATACTCCCCGTATCTCTAGTGTGGTTTAACTCCCCACGACCGCTCCATATTGCGAGGCGTTTTAGAACAGGGTAGGTGTCCAATCTACTCACTAGGTGCGAATCCTAGGCCTCGCTCCACTCTTAAAATAGCGCTTGACAAACCCTTAAAACTATGTTATAATGGTAACATAAAAATGATAGAGGATTAGAATGTCTGCATTTACAGTCGAACAAAAATCACAGTTGGCCAAGTTGATGGCTACTGAAAATCTGACGGTTCAACACCAAAAGATTCGCACAGCACGATTTGACCCTAAGAATCGTGTCCTATATCTCCCAATTTGGCAAAATATGTCTGGTGACCTATATGACCTGCTTTGCGGTCATGAGGTTGGCCATGCACTTTATACACCTGCCGAAGGTTGGCATGATGCCGTTACCGATAAAACCAAGAATAAGAATTTTAAATCATTCTTAAATGTGGTTGAAGATGCTCGTATTGAGAAAAAAGTTAAGCGTAAATATCCTGGCTTAAAATCTTCTTTCCAAAAAGCCTATGCTGAATTAAACAACCGTGATTTTTTTGGTATCAAAGGCCAAAATGTCAATGAAATGGCTTTTATCAATCGATTGAATCTTTTTACCAAGTCTCAATATACTGCCACTTGGATTAAATTCACACCTGAAGAACAAAAATTTGTTGACCAAGTTGAAAAATTGGAAACTTGGGAAGATGTGGTAAAAATTACTGGTGCCATTTTTGATTATTCAAAAGATGAGCAATATGAAATGAAACAGCAAGAATATGAAATGCTTGCTCAAGGCGGTTTCGATTATGATTCCGATGAATATGAAGATGACGGCTATGATTACGGTGATGAATATGATGATGAATCAGAATCCGAATCAGCTGAGACCGAATCAAAATCAAATAATGGCGGTGATGAATCGACCGATGATAATGATGGTGATGGCGTAGGTGAAGAAACCAATAAACAATCAAAATCAAAATCAGAAAATGATGGTAGTTCTAATGGTTCAGGAGAATCAGGTAACGATTCAGGTTCAAAATTAAATCATTTTAAAGATTCTGAAATATCTTCTAAAGACCAATTCTCACCTAAATGTGAAACCGATGAATCTTTCCGTGCTAATGAAGACCAGTTGTTGGATGAAAAATGTAAAGAATATGTTTACATGAATATTCCAAAACCTATTCTTCAAAACATTATTACGCCAGCTAAACGGGTTCAACAATTATTGACCGAACACTTTGAAGAAGAAATTAAAGGTTATGTTGGTGAAGAAAAAGTTAAGAAGTGGGTAAGTGATTTCAAAAACAAGAATGAGCGATATGTCGGTTTGCTTGCCAAAGAATTTGAAATGCGTAAAGCTGCCAAGGCATTTAGTAAATCTAAACTGTCTGATACTGGTGATATTGATATCAACAAGCTTGCTTCATATAAATTTGATGATAACATCTTCCGTAAAGTGATGATGGTACCAAAAGGTAAGAATCACGGCTTGGTGTTATTGCTTGACCGTTCTGGTTCAATGTCAAACAATATGGCAGGTTCAATTGAACAGATTTTGGTTCTTGCCATGTTTTGCCGTAAAGTGAATATTCCTTTTATTGTTTATGGCTTTGGTGATAACATGGACGGCCGTATCATTGATACTGGTGCTGACCGTTACAATTATAGCTCTTCAGATACTCCTTGTTTTGAGAAAAACATTGGTGATATTGATTTTGATACCGTTTACTTGCGTGAATATATCAATAGCAAAATGAGTAATGCTGAGTTTACAAAAGCTTTGCGTAATATGGTTATGTTGAAAAAATCATATGAAACTCGTGGTCGTTATTGGAATGGCGAAATTAGCCGTCCAAATGTTGAAGAATTGTCAAATACACCAATGACACAAGCAATTGTAGCTGTTGCTGAAGTGATGAAACAATTCAAAAAAGTTAATAACCTTGATATGACAAGTTTGGTTATTGTGCATGATGGTGATGCTGACAGAACAAATCGTTATATCATTGAAAACGAAGAAACCGATTATCAAACAGGTAATAAAGTTATGCGTAAGCGTAGAACTGGTTTTGATTCTCGCTATGTCAATGCTATGATTGTTGACCGTAAAAACAAATATGAAAAGAAAGTTGATGATGAATATTCAGGTATGAATCAAACCATACTAGATTGGTTCCGTCAAACTACCGGTTCTAAAGTTTTTGGTTTCTTCCTAGTTCCAGGTAATGGCGGTTATATCAAAAATGCCATCTATAACAATTTTACATTTGCTGATGGCAAAACATTTGCTGATATCCGTAATCAAACTCGTGGTGATGTTTCTTGGTATGAGACACAAAAGAATTTAATCAAAACTTTCAGAAGTGAAAAATTCTTGATTTCCAATAGAAAAGGTTTTAACCAATTCTACCTAGTTGTTGGTGGTGAAGATTTGAAAACCGAGAATGAGGAAATTGAGATTGATGGTAAATTTACGGCAAACAAACTAAAGAATGCTTTCATCAAAATGAATAAGAAAAAGCAAGTGAACCGTATTTTAGTATCCAAATTCATACAGGGTATTGCTGCCTAATGTTGTTTTTAGGCAACAGCCCCCTTGACAAATGGTTTTGGATGTGTTATAATGGTTGTATTAAAAATGTGAATGGAGTATTATATTATGTCAAATCGTGCCGAACTTAAACAAAAATTTATTGATTCTCTTATTGCTACGGGTAAAACTACCTTGACCAAATCAGAGATTAAAGAAATTGCTACTGACCTTGGACTTGCTTCTACCCAATTCTTTACTAAGATTGAAGAAAATAAAGTTGGTCGTGGATTGTATAAAGTACCAAATGGTGCAGCTATGCCTGCTCTTCAAGCTCAAGTTATCCCTATGACAAAACCTGTTGAGAAATCAAATCATCAAATTCAAAATATCCAAACGGATTTGGACAATACGAATTTAGTTCCAAATCAGTATAAGAATTATGTACCATTTGGTAACTTTGATGATGTGCTTTCGATTGTAAAATCAATGCGATTTTTCCCTGTATTTGTTTCTGGTCATTCTGGTAACGGTAAGACCATGTCAATTGAACAAGCTTGTGCCAAGGCAAAGCGTAAATTTATTTGTGTATCAATGACACCTGAAACCGATGAAAGTGATTTGCTTGGTAACTATGTGTTGATTGATGGTAATATGGAATGGCGAGATGGTCCCGTAACCACGGCTGCTCGTCAAGGTGCCGTTTTGTGTATTGATGAGATTGATTACGGTGCTCAAAACCTTTCCTCATTACAGCGTGTGCTTGAAGGTAAACCTTTCATGTTGAAAAAGAAAGGTGAATTGATTGCACCTGCACCAGGCTTTACTGTGTTTGCTACTGCTAATACTAAAGGTAAAGGTTCAGATGATGGTCGTTACATGTTTACGAATGTGCTTAACGAAGCCTTCCTTGAAAGATTCCGTACCACAATGGAACAAGAATTCCCTCCTGTTAAGACAGAGCGTAAGATTATTGAAAAAGAATTGGATTCAGTTGGCAAAGCCGATGAAGAATTTGCCGAGAAACTTGTTACTTGGGCTGATGTGATTCGTAAAACATTTGCTGATGGCGGATGTGATGAAGTGATTTCTACTCGCCGTTTGGTGCATATCGTAGAAACCTATGGTATCTTTGGTGATAAGATGAAAGCAATTGGCTTGTGTTTAAATCGCTTTGATGATGATACTAAGGCATCATTCCTTGATTTGTATACCAAAGTGGATGCTGGTGCTTCTGCCGAAGAAATCTTGGCACCACAACCTGAAGTTACCGAAACACCAACAGTTGAAAATTCAGGTAACGAAGAAGAAATTCCTTTCTAATATTGTGTAGTTCGGCACTTGGCCCGGCGAAAGTCGGGCCTTTTTTTAACCTTTACCTAAAAAACGCTTGACTTATACTTTAAAATAGTCTATACTTGTAACATATTTGAGAGATTGAATCGCCTCTTAAATGCTTATTATCAATTGCGATTCTTTTATTATGGAGTTTTAACAATGTCTGCAAAACAAAAAGTATTGAATTATCTTTCTAAGAATGGTACATATAACACATTAACAGCTGCTAAAATGCAATCTGTTTTCGGTGTTGCAAACCCATCAGCAACCATCAATGAGTTGCGTAACGAAGGTCATGCTATTTACTTGAATAGCCGTATCAATGCTAATGGCGACAAAGTTGCTTTCTATCGTTTAGGTACACCAACTAAGCGTATGGTTGCAGCTGGTATTGCCGCTATTCGCAAACAAGGCGAGCGTGCTTTTGCCTAATTTTTCTTAGGAAAAACGATAAGGATGTAATACATATAGGTGTTACATCCTTTTTTTATTTTATGATTGGTATATTATGGAAATCCAAGTTAAACTAGAAGACTTGAAGAAGAATAAGTTGTTTGTGGCTACACCAATGTATGGCGGTATGGCACATGGACTTTACATCAAATCAAGCCTTGATTTACAATCAACAATGAACAAATATGGAATTGAAACCAAGTTTTCTTTCCTGTTCAACGAATCACTTATCACACGAGCACGAAACTACCTAGTAGATGAGTTCTTACGCTCAGACCACACACACTTACTATTCATCGATTCTGACATTCATTATAATCCACAAGATGTTATCGCCTTGATGGCATTGGATAAAGATGTTATCGGTGGACCATATCCTAAAAAGTCCATTAACTGGAACAATGTAGCACAGGCTGCAAGAAATCACCCAACAATGGAACCAAAAGAATTAGAAACTCTTGTTGGTGAATATGTTTTCAATGTCGTAAAAGGCACTCAACAATTCCAAGTAACTGAACCACTAGAAGTGCTTGAAATTGGCACAGGCTTTATGATGGTGAAGCGTGAAGTATTTGAAAAGATGCAAAAGCAATATCCAACTATTCAATACAAACCAGACCATGTTGGTCAAGCCAACTTTGATGGTTCTCGTTACATTCATGCTTACTTTGATACAGTAATTGACACCAAAGATTCAATCACAGGTGGCGGTTCAGAACGATATCTGAGTGAAGATTATATGTTCTGTCAAATGTGGCGTAAAATGGGTGGAAATATCTTCTTATGTCCTTGGATGAAAACACAACACATTGGTACCTATGCATTTACTGGTAACATGCCTGCTGTTGCTCAATACACAGGCAAGTTATGATTGTAGGTTTGGTCGGCTTTATCGGTTCAGGTAAAGGAACTGTTGGCGATATCCTTGAGCAAAAGGGTTTCATCAAAGACAGTTTCGCCAAACCTTTAAAAGACGCTTGTTCAGTAATGTTTGGTTGGCCAAGAGAGATGCTTGAGGGTGACACCGAAGTATCTCGCAAATGGCGTGAAGAACCTGATGTTTATTGGAGTGAAAAATTTGGTAATGAGTTCTCTCCAAGACTTGCCTTACAACTGATGGGAACTGAAGCTGGCAGAAATGTGTTTCACCCCGATATTTGGGTCATTTCATTATTGAATCGTGCAAGAGGTAAAGATGTTGTTGTTACCGATGTTCGGTTCAAAAATGAAATAAAATACATTCAAGATAATGGTGGTATTGTTATTCGCATTAAGCGTGGTGAAGAACCTGAATGGTATGATTTAGCGAAAGATGCTAATGATGGTTTTGGTTCAGCTGCTATGGGTATGAGAGATAAAGGTATTCACCAATCTGAATGGGATTGGATTGGTTCTGATTTCGATATGGTAATTGAGAATAACGGAACAATAGATGATTTAGGCAAACAAGTAGATGAGCTATTGCTTAATTTTAAAAAATGATTTATAATAATTATATTATTCAACAAGTGAGAGGTAATAAATGAAACTATCAAATAACACACTATCGGTTTTGAAAAACTTTGGTGCAATCAACCAAGGTATTCTTTTCAAAAAAGGCAAGACACTAAAGACAGTATCTTCCCACAAAAACATCTTAGCAGAAGTTGATATCACAGAAGATATTCCTGCTGACTTTGGTGTTTATGACCTAAACAATTTCTTGTCTGTGGTATCTTTACATAAAGAAGACCCATCATTTGAATTTGATGACAAGCATGTTGTTATTGTTGGTAACAAAGGTCGCAGTAAGATTAAATATCGTTTCTGTGAACCAACAATGATTGTAACACCACCTGAAAAACAGTTGACAATGCCTGATGCTGAAATCAAGTTTACTTTAAGTTCTGAGGACTTTGATTGGATTCTCCGTGCGGCTGCTGTTCTTTCTTCACCACAGATTGCAATTGAATCTGATGGTAAGAAAATCAATATTGTAACATTAGATTTAGCAAACGATTCTGCTCACACCGATGCTCTTGAAATTGGTGAAGGTGATGGTAGTAAGTATCGTATGGTATTTAAAACAGAAAACCTAACTAAGATTTTGGCTGGTTCTTATGATGTTGCCATCTCTTCAAAAGGTAT